CCCATCTGCTGATAGCTGCGCTGGGGATACGGAATATCAGATAGAAGCATGGCTCCGTCTTCAGCGTTTTTATCGTTGTACTGAATCTCAGTTTTAAGCGTATCTTCCGCCCCATCGGGGAAATTCCACGATAGCTGTATACCAAAAACCAGCGGATCAGCTTTGAACCCAATAGGAAGCGGCGGCTTTCCTTCTTTCCCGTTAAGCTGCGTCTCAAGTGACGTTGCCCACAACGAAGAAATATCGCTGGCGTTGATAGCACGAACGCGCACCAAATAGCGCCCCGCATAGATGTTAGGAACCTCAAAACCCAGCGCCGAGGTGCGAGGGACTGATACCCAGTTACCGTTATCTTTTCGCCACTCAGCCTCATAAGCGATCGCATTCTTCACCGCGTTCCATGTCGCACGCAGCGTAGTCACCGCAATCCCTTGGTTGACGCTTGAATAGCTGGTAATGAGAACATTTTCTGGCGCCACCTGAACACCCGGTGGAATAACAGAAATGGGACGATCGTCTATGCGTGCGCCGGTATCAATCCGCGCATATTTGTCTGGGTCATGGTAAGCCCCAACGATGGTGTAAGTGTTATCGTTATTGTCTGCCACACTCACAACGCGGTAGAGCTGCACAGCGAGTTCATCAGCATCAACTGCCCATACTGATTCGGCCTGCGGAGTTTCACTGTAGCTTGTTGTCACCGTGACAAGGCGACCATTTACCGATTGCACCGTTCTAGCCTGACTGATACCAGAAGGTAAATTAACGATCAGACGGTCACCGCTCTTAATGTCTGGCTCGCGGTCGAGGCGGACATTTCGCCCTTCAACGCTGCTAATGCGGCCTCCCATAACACGCCCGGAGAGCATCTGATCGGCAACGCCAATAATATGCCCCGGAAACGGGATTAAACCATCGAGCCCCACCGAAAACTCAACCGTTCGATCTTGGCTATTACTCAATAACGCCCAGCGTCCACGGCGATTAGCCTCGCTTTGACGCGTACAACCAATGGCCGTGATCTCGGTCTGATTTACCCCATAACGGCGTACTAATGCATTTTCGAACACCGACTCGACAGCATCGGCATAATGATTGGCTGGGTCTGACCATCCCACCATGGCGGTGGTGTACCGCGTGCGTTCGCTCGAGGCTGAGTAGGCAAACTTCCCATTGATAACGTTGGCGCGCGTGTATGTGTAATCCAAGTCTCGCGGCATATCTGCCAGTGTCACTATCTGGTTTTGCCCGTAACATGTCATACCGCGGAATATCGCGGCAAAGTCCGTTAGAACGGTCCACGCATCTTCACGCGACTGAATGTACACATCACACTTAAAGCGCGGTTCCATACCATCCCCGCCGCGTCCATCGGGTACCAGTTGATCACAATACTGCGCGATACGATAAAGCTCCGATTCATCCACCTGTGTGGAGTCAATGCGTTGGCCTAAACCGTAACGATCAGAGATCAAGATGTCATAGAACACCCATGCTGGGTTATCAGTCCATGCCCACTTGAACCCGCCCGTCCAGACACCAGAATATTGCCGCGTGACCGGATCATAATTATCCGGCACTCTGGCGATCATCATATTGGGTCGGCATGTCACTTTAGGGATGTTTTGAAATTGCTTGGCGTTAAATTCTACGTAGAGCAGCGCAGTGTTTGGATAGCGTAATTTAGCATCGATAACTTCAGTGTAAGCCTCAACGTTCATCGTATCGGCAATACGACCGCTATTAGCGTTGGCAGTTAGACGGCGAACACGCAACTGCCAGCCTGTTGTCGCTTTGGGTAAATCGATACGGTGGCTGCGCTCATAAAGCGTTGTCGTTTTGCCATCAACGGCAGATTTGAGCACCTCGCGATATGCGCCACCGTCCGTGGCCACATCGATAGCGTATTCAATTTTGTAGCCGTTCACATCGCCGTTATCTTTTTGCTGCTGCAATGCAGGCCAGCCGAACCGCAAACGCACTGCAGATAACTGAGTATTGTTAACCGCACGCACCCACGGCGCCGAGCTCTTAAGTTCGGTACCGATGGTAATTTCATTCTCAACAGCGGGGACACCTTTGATATATTCCTGCGATTGGGTACCGGGGCGAAACTCCCAGCTTACCCCCTCGAAATTCGAGCTTCCGTCCTCATTAGTGAGCGGCGTTCCATCTAGGTAGATATTGGTACCATCAAGGCCACCAGCCCATTCCCCCTCACCCAGTGCGAGCAATATTTTGGCAATGGCCATCGACTGGATGCTATCGGGTGATTCAACAGGCGTATGCCCACCACCACCGCCACCTTTATGGCCTTTAATTTCGTTTATCATATTTCACCCATAAAAAACCCGCCGTAGCGGGTCATGTGAATTGATATATTTATTTTTGGTCTTCGGTATATATCCCAGCGGAAATAACTGCCCCGCCGATCTCTCGCTCACCATAACCGATGGCAACAGGATTACCCTGAGCGGTACTGTTAACGGGACCACCAAAGGCATAGCTGGGTTTGTTGTCTGGATCTTGTCGCATTCGAATACCAGTTTGTTGGGGCGATAGCATTTGAACGACACCGCCGAGCGCTAATGACGCACCCGTTAATGCCAAAGCGCCACCCCATACACCAGATGCCCCAAATGCACCTAATACCCCGACACCCGGTGCGGCAAAAGCCATAGCTGCACCGATTAACGCTACACCTAATATTGTTTGGAATAACCCTCCACGCTTGCTACCAATAATAACTGGAACTAAGTGAATATCCTCTTTCCCCTTAGTCATTTCTATTTCAGACTCAGGTATGTTGCGCTTTCGATCATTGCCAACAAAAACAGCAAATGTGAGACCTCGCTTGTGAGCCTCCAGCAAAAAAACTTCAAAACCGTCTAAAAGATTTTTAGCAGCTTTAATCATCTTTGGGACTGAATCTCCCCGATAAGAAAATTCACGTCCAAATCGACCAATTAACGATCCATGAAACACTATTTTTCTCAAAGGAACTTCGATAAAAGCCATTTTAAAACTCCATAAAAAAACCCGCCGCAGCGGGTTTACAGAAATCATTAATAACTATAAGCAAGAGTTTATATCTTCGATTACTTCATTCTTTCTTGTATCTGGCATTAAAGGCCTAACCGTCCCCTCACCATAATAAATAACTTTAACGCCTTGGCCTTCTCTGGTTATATCAATAAATTCAAAATTACCAGCTAATGGGGAAAGAGATACTCCATTATGAATTTGCTTAGTTACAGTATTAGATCTAACACCATTGAAGGTTCGTTCATCAAGATGAGAAACAAGACACTCCACTACCTGATCTTGAGTCTTACTACTAATAAATGATTGAGTTGGTTTTTCCCTTATTTCACTAGGCGTCATACCACATCCAACTAGGCCAAACAGTGTTAAGGATAAAAGAGTTTTCTTCATATCAGCATCCCTTTAGTTAATGCTCAAAGGGTACCATAAGCTTTATTGGTTAATCAGGCTCATATGTCTGACTATCTTCACAGTTCGATCTTTCCAATATCCCCCATAGGGAACACGCTGGCTCAACATGCCGTACATATGATGCAATAGCATTCCATCATCAAGCAAAATACCGGCATGATTCGCGACCGGCGCGGATACCTGCATTATCACCATATCGCCCGGTCTAGGTGGGCCACTAAACTCACGAAAACCGCATTCGTACCAATTATCCAGATAGAGGTTTTCACGGCCTGACTCCCACCACGGATAATCAACGCGGTAATCATTAAGCACAATGCCATGCGTTTGCCGGAAGTAACTCATAACCAGCCCCCAGCAATCGGTATGCCCCAGCACAAAAGCGCGCCCCACCAGCGGCAATTCCCCACGCGGCATCACGGTGCGCAAGTCCCCCTCCGGATAACTCACGATATGCCACGGTATTGCCATTGCATCACACTGCGCCTTATCCAGCTCACTTGGCTGCGTGGTGGCATCGGGGTGACTATGCACAATCCCCGTTACGGTTCCCCATTCTTCTGCTGCAATATAATCCTCTGGAGATAAATGAAACTGCTCTGTTGGGTTTTCCGCGATATTACGGCAGGGGAAGTAACGCTCCACGCGTGATTTCTGCGCCACAACGCCACAGCATTCAGCCGGATAAACCTCTGCAGCATGCGCCACGATAGCCTGTATCGTTTTCTCTCTCATACTATTGCCTTATCAGTGATGAACCGGGAAAACCACCAAACGGCACCGGATTATTTTCACCAAAGCGCTTTTGGCAATCGCTGAGTAACCCACCGCATTTATCCTGACTCGGATCATCAACCGGCTGCCCATTCTCATCAAAGTAGCGCGTCCCCGCGTAATCACACCCTTTGCCTGTTCGGTACCAGCCGCGTGAGCACCATGTACACAGCGAGTGGATTTGGCGCGTCGGTATTTGCAGGCCACGTAAATCGGCAGGGCTCGCCAGCTCAAACTCAACGGTTTCATCGTTTTCGAGCGACTTACGGTCGATATAGTAAACCTGCTTTTTTTCCTGCTCGGGATCGGCGGTAGGATTGCCTTCGGGGAAATTCTCAGCATCGAGGTAGTGAACCATCGTGTCATGGATTGTCACTTTAGCCTGTACCATATCATCAAAGCGCAGACACAACGCCGTGATAAGCCCGTCAATATTGGACACGCTCAGCGTTGGCTGCGCCGCTTGTCCATCCGTGGACATTTCCAGCCCCTCAACCTGCACCGCCCATGGGCCATACTCATTCCCCTGCCACCAGATAGATTTCGCGGGCAGCTTGTTTTCATCACCACCGGCTGCAATGAGCTCTTTTTCTGTGTAGGGAAGCGTACAACTGTGAAACCGCAACACATCAGCACCAAAGGCCGAGCCATCAACCTCAAAAAGCCGGACTTTATCGCCCGGCTCTAATTTTTGAATATCTGCGTTAATCATGGATGAAATGCCTGTATGAAAGTAGCGGAAAGCGAGTAGTTCCCCCCGCCCAGCGCGTTCGGCTTGTACTGCTCACAGCGGTAAAGCCCCAAGGGAGATAACGGCGGTTTCCATTGGAAAGAGGTTCTACCTGCATGCCGATCGAGGAACGCCGCGATCGCTGCGATATAAGCCTCACTTCCCACAAAATTGAGATCCCAATTCTGGACGCGAAAGTTAATCCCATCCCCTGCCACCTGCGCGTACCCATCCCCGAACTGCGCTTTACGTATTCGGAAAGTTGCATCCGCTGCCGCGTTGGTGCGTGGGCTCCACTGAAATGTTTCGATAGCCATCAGCGCCCCTTTATCGCTCGTTGAATGGTTCCACCTGGTCGCAGGTCCCGATCGCGCAATGTCTGGTAACGCTGATCGACATAGCGACCGATATCAGCACCGAACTGCTCATAGCCCACAGTGGATTGAGTCGTCGCATTGCCTGAGCCATCAATATGAATAGTGACCTGCGGCGCGGCGCTCACGGCTTGCTGATTTGCCCCAGCCATGCGTACACCGAGCGAACCATCAGCGCCACGCTTCAGCGGCATGATAGCTTCCGGCCCAGCCTCCCCCATAAGCCCCGCCCCTTTTGCGAAAGCAAACGTAGTGGGACGATCGACAATTTGCCCACTAAAGGCACTCAGCGACGGCGACGCATACACGCCCCCTTTGGCATTAGGAACATAGTTTTGCCAGCCAGTCCCCATGCCCATATCGCCAGTAGCACCACCAGAGCCGCTCGCCGCGCCACCGGCTGCTGCACCTGCAGCACTCATACCAATACCAAACAAGGATGAAAGCAGGCTGGACGCCGCCATGCGGGTCTGAATTTTGATAAGGTCCGCGATAACCGACGTGGCGAAGCTGCTGAAATTAAACTTCCCCGTCGTGGCAAAGGTCGCGACGCCATCAGCCATGGCATCAAAACTACTGACAGCCAAATCACGCATCTGCGCATACGCATTTTTGGAGGTTGTTACCCAATCGGATACCCCTTTGCGGAATCCCAACGAATAGTTGCCCTCCGCTTTAGCGCGTTCATCGGCACTGCTACGGATAATCTCGAGCTGCTTTTGCTGCTGGTTGGCTAAAAATGCTGTCTGCTGGGTGTAAAGGGCTGAGTTTTTATCTGTCACCTCCTGCTCTAGCTGCACGCGGCGCTGGGTAAAATTCTCGCGGATCTTTTGCTCCTCGAGCATTTGCTCATAGGCAGGCTGAGATAAGCTCATTTCTGCCAATTTGTTGGATTGCTCAAGCTGGAGCGAAGCCGTTTGCTTAACGGCGTCCCGAGTTTGTTCCTGCAACTTCACGGCAAGTTGGCGCTGCTGGTTGGCTTTTTCCAGCGAGACGTTTTCTTGCAGTTGTGCGCTGAGTTGATCTTTCATC